TATGGTATGATGGCATCATGGTATTAGGAAGTAATTATCTATTAAAGTGGGAGTTAGCAAAAAATATGGTGCGACCTCAATCTGCTAGTCAGTATGCTAAACCTAATTATGTGGCGTGTGCGCCTAGAATGTATAAAGGAGTCATTGAATCTTTAGTAAGAAGAATGATTCCTTTTGCAGATTTAATACAGATGACTCACCTCAAATTGCAACAAGTATTGCAAAGAGTGGTTCCAGATGGGGTATTCATTGATGCCGATGGTTTAAATGAAGTCGATCTTGGAACGGGAGCCGCCTATAATCCCGAAGATGCATTAAGACTATATTTTCAAACGGGTAGTGTTATTGGTAGGAGCTTTACGCAAGATGGGGAATATAATCACGCTAAAATTCCAATTCAAGAACTAAATGCCAATAGCGGTCAAGCCAAAATTACAAGTCTCATAAATAGTTACAATCACTATTTAAATATGATAAGAGATGTAACGGGACTCAATGAAGCTAGAGATGCATCTACTCCTGACCCTAATTCATTGGTAGGACTTCAGAAATTAGCCGCCCTTAATTCTAATACTGCTACTAGACACATTTTAGATGGCAGTCTTTTTATTACTAAACACCTAGCAGAATGTTTATCTATTAGGATGTCCGATATATTAGAGTTTGCTCCTTTCCGTGAAGAATTTGCTAATCAAATTGGGAAATATAATATTAAACTCTTGGAATCCATTAATGATTTATATCTCCATGACTTTGGAATCTTTATTGAAGTAAGCCCGGATGAAGAGGAGAAAGCCCAGCTTGAGGCTAATATTCAAATGGCATTACAGCAAGATAGTATTAATTTAGAAGATGCTATCGATATCCGAATGCTTTCTAATTTAAAACTAGCCAATGAGTTATTAAAGGTTAAACGTAAAGAGAAAGCTAAACAAGACCAGGAGGCTGAAGAAAAGAAAATGCAGATGCAGTCGCAGATAAATATGCAGTCTCAACAAGCGGCATCTCAAGCTAAAATGCAACTATTAGAAATGGAGACCCAAGCCAAAATAAAAATAGAACAAGCAGAGGCGGCTTTTCAGATAGAAAAGTTAACGGCAGAAAAAGATCTTAAACAACAACTTATGCAGACTGAATTTCAAATGCAGATGCAATTAAAGAAAGTTGAGGCAGATGCTCTTCAACAAAGAGAGTCCGAGAGGGAAGTAGCTAAAGAAAGTCGCATATCTCAACAAAACACTCAACAAAATATTAACTTTGCTTTAATGGATACTAAATACTAAAATTAAATCTAATCTAATATGGCAGAGTTTCAAGTAAAATCTCTTGACGATGCGGAGGCAAAATCTCAACAAGAAGTTGAGGCAACTTTGTTGAAAGAAGATCAAGAGACAGCGACTCCGACCGAAACATCAGAAGTCGTGGTAAATGATACCACCAATGAAGTTAAAGTAGAGTCATCGCCTGTATCAACCGAGTCAGCAACAACTGAAGAAGTCGCAGAGACACCCGAAGAAGTTGTAGACCCATTAAATGAAAATAGCGTTCTTTCATATATTAATGAGAAATACGATAGAGAAGTTAGCTCTATCGATGAACTTTTTAAGGCAGAAGAAAAAGGAATAGACCTCCCAGAAGATGTCGAAGCCTTTTTGAAGTTTAAGAACGACACAGGGAGAGGCTTAAATGATTATGTAAAATTAAATACTAATTATGACGAGCTTGACCCCGACAAAGTATTAGCCGAGTTCTGGAGGCAGACTCAACCTCATTTAGATGAGGAGGATATAGCCTTTGAGTTAGAAAACAAATTTGGGTTTGATCCCGAATATGATGATGAGAGAGATGGGAAAAAGAGAACGATAGCTAAAAAACAAGAACTTTCAAAAGCCAAAAAGCATTTTGAGAATCTAAAAAAAGATTATCTGGTTCCACTAGAGTCTAGGGGACAAGACCTTTCAGAGGAGGATTCGAAAAGCTATGAGGCGTATAAAAAGTATGCTGAAGATTCTAAATCTCAACAAGAATATACTCAAAAGAGGCAAGAGTATTTCGCTAATAAAACAAATGAGTTGTTTACTAATGAGTTCAAAGGTTTTGAATTCCAACTAGCAGACGATAAAAATGTTGTTTATAAACCCGCAAGTGGTGACCAGATGCGAAAATCACAAGCTAATTTAGAGGGATTCGTTAACAAACACATCAATAAAGATGGATTTGTAAATGATGTTGGGAACTATCATCGCTCGTTAGCGGTGGCTATGAATCCAGAGGGATTTGCAAAATTCTTTTATGAGCAAGGGAAAGCAGATGCTATTGATAATGTTACCAAGGAAACGAAGAACATTGATATGACAAATGTTAGATCAGCTCCAGAAAGTGTAAATTCAGGAGGATTTAAAGTTACCAATTTAAGTAATGAAAAAATGGGGTCTAGGCTAGTAATAAGATCAAATAAATAATTTTAAATTGAAAACAAAAAAATAAAATATCATGGCAGCAGGTGTACAAGCGATACCGGGTTATGCATTAACCCCGTCCGCACAGAAAACGACTTTGCCGACTAACTATATAACTAATTTCAACTTCTTGAATCAGTATCTTCCAGATACCTATGAGAAAGAATTTGAGAGATATGGAAATAGGACAATAGCGGCTTTTTTAAGAATGGTGGGAGCAGAACTTCCAACTAATTCGGATTTAGTAAAATGGGCAGAACAAGGCAGATTACATACCAAATACACGGGTTGTACTACAACCGGGGCAGATGGTGCTACTGCAGCAACTAACGTACCTTACATTACAGCAGGTGCAGTTGCTTGTAACTTTAGAGTGGGTCAAACCATCTTTATTTCTTTAGAGGGAGGAACCACTTCCAACAAAGCAATAGTTACGGCAGTAGGAGCAGGCACAGCAGCGGGTACTCCCGATGCTTTTGAAGTAGCTTATTATGAGGCTGCACAGTCCGCAGGATTCAATGCTGGAACAATGACCGTATTTGTTTATGGTTCAGAATTCAGAAAAGGATCACAAGGAATGTTAGACTCTCTTGATTCTGAAGATGTGTTCTTCGACAACAAACCGATCATCATCAAAGAAAACTATACGGTAGCAGGTTCCGATATGGCACAGATTGGATGGGTAGAAATATCCTCTGAAAATGGAGCTACGGGATATCTATGGTATTTGAAATCTGAACATGATACTAGGTTGAGATTCGATGACTATCTTGAGATGTCAATGATTGAGGGTGTTCCAGCAGCTACGGCATCAGGAGCAGCAGCGTTCTTGGTTGCATCAGCGTATCCAGCTGGATCTACATTACCACAGAGTGCTGGTACTCAAGGCTTATTCGATGCTATTGGAGCAAGAGGTAACGTATTTGGAGGAGGTAACCCAACTTCATTAGCCGACTTCGATGCTATCATCCAACGACTTGATAAGCAGGGAGCCATTCAAGAAAATGTTATTTTCGTTAATCGTCAATTCGGTTTTGATATCGATGATATGTTAGCAGCCCAAAACTCTTATGGTACGGGTGGTACTTCATATGGTCTTTTCGACAATGATGAGGATATGGCATTAAATCTTGGTTTCCACGGCTTTAAAAGAGGCTATGAGTTCTACAAAACCGATTGGAAGTATCTTAACGATGCGACTTTAAGAGGTGATATCGATGGAGGAGCTATCAACGGGGTATTAGTCCCTGCGGGTTCTACTAGCGTTTACGACCAAATTCTTGGTAAAAATGCTAAAAGACCTTTCCTACACGTTCGATATAGAGCATCTGAAACTGAAGACAGAAGATATAAATCTTGGATTACAGGTTCTGCAGGAGGAGCGCAGACTAGCACCATTGATGAAATGAATGTTAGTTTTCTTTCTGAAAGATGTCTTTGTACTCTTGGAGCAAACAACTTCTTCTTATTCCAGAATGCTGGTGGAGTATAAGTCCTAGTGTGTGAAAAGTAGATGGGAGGGGTAAAAGCCTCCCATTTTTTTATTTTAAATCAAATTAAATCAAATCAAAGTGAAGACACTTAAACAAAAAAACCAACCAAAAGATAGGATATTTAGGCTTAAAACAAAGTCCACTCCTATATGTTATATGCTACCTACCCGGCATACTCACAGACATCCCTTATTACATTTAGATTCGGATACCAATACTCAACGAGCTTTACGTTTTGCGAGTAACCAAAAATCATTTTTTGAAGATGAGCAGGATGGTAATGCGATATTAGAACCTATAATCTTTGATGATGGCTCTTTAGTAGTTAGAAAAGGCGAGATTGTTAAGCAACGCTTTATGGATATTCATCCTTTAAATGGGGTGGTATTTGAAGAAGTAAATAATGAGCGTGATGCCCAGGATGATCTCCTTGAGATAAACGTAGTATTAGAGGCTCAAACTTTAGCTAAAGATATGAGTATTGATATATTAGAGGCGATTGCAAGGGTGATGTTAGGCTTAAAAGTAGAACATATGTCTTCTGCCGAAATAAAGCGTGATGTAATGCTATATGCAGAAAATGAACCTGTAGAGTTTATTGAGATTGCCAATGATCCTAAATTGCAGATTGAGAATATGGTAGCTAAACTATTTTCAAAAGGGTTATTACGCACCCGGAATAAGAACCGAGATGTGTACTTTAATATTCAAGGCAATAAGAGAAGAATGTTTACTGTGCCTTTAAATGAACATCCTAATAAAGCAACAGTAGCCTACTTTAAAACTAATGAGGGTATTGAAGCTTATGAATTGCTAAATAAATTATTAGAAGAAGAGAAATAGTTGTATATTTAACCAACTTTTTTTTAATCCATAAAATTTTTAAGAATGGAAAAGTTTCTTCAAATTCAAGGCGTTCCTGTAATGGGAAACCAATTAGTAGCAGTAAACAATATTAAAACAGTTACTACTTCAGGTGCAACTGCAACCACGGTTGTTATTGCGTATTCTGATGGTACTGCAACAACTATCACTACTGCGGCTCAAGTAGGAGCAGATGTGTATCAAGAAATCAGACAAAGCTTAATGGCTGCGTTGAGATTAAGTTGGCAGAATCCATACTTGTTGGTTACATTACCGAAAGCAATTACTAGTATTGTTAATGCATAGATAGTTTAAGGGAGTTTTGAAAAGAACTCTCTTTGCTTTATCTTTGTGAGATGAGTAAGTATATCTCCATAACCGTAACTGGTCTGCCCACTTCCCAATTTCATATTCAAGCAGAAACTATTATTGCGGTAGAACCCTCGTTGCCTGCACTTTCGATAATTCGTCTCATTGATGGACATTATTATGAGGTTACTCACACTTCAACTGCATTAGCTAATCGAAGTTTGGCAGATGCTATTAATAGTGCGCTACTCAATATTAACAGTTATGAAAACACTCATGTGGTAAAAGAAGTAATTCTTCCCCATATTGGAGGTGCGCCTATTAGTGTAACGGGCATGGTATATACCTAATATTAGAGTTTTGTAAAAGAGACTCTTTTTTTTTATTATCTTTGTGTAAAGGATATCTTTATGATTAACGAAGTTAGAAATACTGTATTAGCGATTATGAATAAAGATAATAATGGCTATATGACTCCCGAAGAGTTTAACCTATTTTCGAGACAAGCCCAATTAGAAATCTTTGAAGAATACTTTTATGACTTCAATGCATGGACAAACAAACAGAATGCACGGAAATCTAATACAGGTTATACTGATATTCCTAAACAATTAGAAGAGGTTATAGATACTTTTTCTCTTACTTCAACTCCATTAGGAGCAGTCTTAAACGTATTTACATTACCATCCAATTGGTATTATGTTAATGAAGTTATTTATCTAAAAACCAAAGTTGTAGAGAGGGTGCATCATAATAAAATAACTGAACTACTACAAGCAAATTTAACCGCTCCCAACACCTCTTATCCAGCATATACAATGGATGGAGCTACGGCTACGGCCCCCGGTAATTCTATAACGGTCTATCCAGTTACAATAACAAACCCCGACATTATTATTAAATATGTTAGGTATCCCCTCGATCCTAAATGGACATATAACGTAGTAGGAGGGTCACCTATTTTTAATATCGCTGCGGCAGATTATCAAGACTTTGAGATGCCATATTCGGATCAAACTACATTAGTATTTAAAATATTACAACAAGCGGGGGTTAACATACGAGAGGCAGACGTAGTTCAATTTGCTACTCAAGAGGAATTAGTTGAAAATCAAGAGGAAAGCTAATGGCATATATAACGGCATATCAATATTATACCAATGGAACCACCCCTCCTACAAGCAATAATTGGGGGTCTTATCAGTATGTTTCTTTAGCTGATATAATCAACAACTTTATGTTGATGTATGTAGGTGATGACAAGCTCGTCAATAACTTAAATCGTTATAATGTATTGTTCCACGCAAAACGGGGTATTCAAGAAATTAATTACGATGCCTTACGTAGCATTAGGGTATTAGAATTAATGGTATGTGATGATCTTAAATTTATTTTACCTCCAGATTATGTAAACTATGTGCGTATATCCGTAGAGAAAAATGGTGTTTTATATCCTCTTCATGAGAACACTAAAATAAATTACTCTAAAGCCTATTTGCAAGATAATGACTGCCAAGTTTTATTTGATATTCATGGAGATGTATTGGAGCCAGAAAATTCTGAATTAGATAAAGCTCGTTTAGCAGGGATGGCTCAAACCCCTTGTCTTATTCCGGGGGCTATGTATGGACAATATGGCTGGGAGGTAAATGGAGTATGGTATTTTAGTTATGGTATTGGAGGAGCTTATTATGGGCTACAAACAGAAATAGCTAATATTAATCCATCCTTTAGAATTGATAAAATTGGAGGAGTCATTAACTTCAGTTCGGGTGTAAAGAATCAATTAGTGGTAATTGAGTTTGTATCAGATGGTCTCTACAATGGAGATGATAGTGCAGTTACCATTAATAAATTAGCGGAGGAGTTTTTATATAGTTACATCAAATGGGCCATACTTAATAACAAAATTGGAATCCCTGAATATACCGTGAGGAGAGCGCAGAAAGAGAAAGTTTCAAATCTGCGTAATGCAAAAATCAGATTAAGTAATCTTCATCCTGGTAGACTAATGCAGAATTTACGGGGAAGAGCCAAATGGATTAAGTAAATGGTAAAGATAACACGGAATTTCATTGCAGGCATAATGAATAAGGATTTGGATGAAAGACTCCTACCTAAAAATCAGTATCGCCAAGCATTAAATGTGAGTATCGGAACATCCCAATCTTCCGATGTAGGAGCCGTTGAAAATACCAAAGGGAACATAAATCAAAGTAATTTCTTTACCCCTGGCGATAATGCCCTAGCTATAGGAGCAATTCCTGATGAGGCTAATAATAAAATATATTGGTTCGTAGCCTCCGACAATTCGGATTATGTATTAGAGTTTAGTGAAATCACGGGCAGCACAACCATAGTTTTACAATGCAATAAATTAACCCCCACTACCCCAAGTATTTTAGGGTTTGACAAAGGATATGTTATCACCGGGGTAAATATTATAGAGGGACTACTCTATTGGACTGATAATTTAAATGAACCAAGAGGTATAAACATAAATCATTGTATTTCACAGACAACAAGTTTGGGGGCTGATTGGGGTGGCTTACTGACTGAAAGTGATATTTTGGTTATTAAGAAACCACCTTTGAGTTCCCCTACTCTTGCTTTAAGTAATAATGGAACCGATCAGAATAACTTATCAGAGAAGTTTCTCTACTTTTCGTATAGATATAAATATCGAGATAACGAGTATAGTGCTATGTCTCCCTTTTCAGCAGTATGTTTTGCTCCCCTAATCTATTTTTATGACTATGGAGTGGGCAATAATCCTGCTATGGTTAATAAATATAATCAAGTAAAGTTGACTTTTGAGTGTGGAGATAAAAATGTTGAAGAGGTACAATTACTTTTTAGAGACACTCGTAATATAAATGTTAGTGTAATAGAGTCTTTTAAACGAGAAGATCTTATTTCTAATGCGGCTTATAATTATAATCTTACTAACAATACAGCCCAATTTGACTTTAATAATAATAAAGTTTATACATATCTTACCCCCACTCAATTAGCTCGATTATTTGATAATGTTCCTTTAAAAGCATTAGCTCAAGAGCTTGTAGGCAGTAGGTTATTATATGGCAATTATGTGCAATTTAGAGACTTAACTTTATGTGATGGTAATCCTATAAATTTAAATTATGAAGTAAGCTTTACCCCCACCATTGGAACCTTTCCTAATGCACAACAGAGTTTTAGAAGTGATAGAGATTATGAGATAGGCATAGCCTATTTGGATGATTATGGGAGAATGACTACGGTCTTAACCTCTGAAATGAATACCACCTATATCAGTCCTGATTTTTCCGATTATAGTAATTCATTAGATGTCTTTTTCCCTGCTGGTGGCAAAGCCCCATGTTGGGCTACTTCATATAGGTTTTTTATAAAGCAAGATAAGGGAGAATATTACAATATATTTCCTATAACATTTTTTGAAGATGGAATTTATAGATGGTTTTTATTGCCCTATCCAGAAAAAGATAAAGTCCCGGTGGATGGATATGTAATTGCCAAGAGTAATGTCCAAGGAGTTACCCATAGTAATCAACAATATAATGTCCTAGAGCTATCTGTTAAAGGGCAAGACTTTTTAAATAACGGAAATTATCAACCACCTGGCTTATATATGAAGATTAAGCCTTATCCATATCAATTTTTATTAGCCGATACCTTTCAATATACTTCAACGGCACAAGGATCGTCAGCAACCAGATATAAAAATCTTTGTAATGAGGATACTATAGATTGGAGATATGGGGCTAATACAGGAACAGAATATGCAGGTCAACCCATTTATTATGGAGGGCCATTAGGATCAGCCCAAGGGAAATTGGTAACCGAGGTATATAATACCCCTTTTTGCAATGGCAATTGCAATTATGGTGCGCCAACTGAAGATATGCGTTTTATCATTGAGATAGAACCTTTAATATTTCCCTCCACTACTCATACCTTTAAATATTCGGTCTATAGAGATGGGGGTCTTACTACGGTAGCCGCAGGTCAGACCATTACGCCCTATTCTGCTTATCCTTTACTAGATGGCCCTAACGGAAACCATGTAGCTAGTATGAAGTGGATAAACCCTACTAGCGATCCCTCGCAAGGAATGAAAGCAGGAGATTCGTGGAGAATTAATTGTTATGGAAATGGAGTGATAGGGCCATTTGGAGGAGACCTACATTTTTATGGATCTACTCAAGGTCAAGGAGATACGGCTGGAGGTTTTGCTATCATTCCGGGGAGTGGCTGGGGAACAGGAAATCCAGCTTATTATGATAGACCCATAGAGGCAGGAGCTATTATTAGTATTAAGATAAAAGAATCTTTTACTAGCGATGGTACGGCTATGGGAAATTATCAAGCTACTCAAAATTTTATCTCTAATGATAGATATATTAATATAGAAGAGTGGTTTTGGGAAGACAAAATTTATAATAGTTTTGTTCAATACGATGGAGCCAATGATGTAGGTTCAAAAAATGTAATGTTTCGTCACGGATTTAATTGGAGATGGAATCAAAGTGCAGGGTCGTGGCACAACCAAATTGAGTGGGATCCCCCACAAGCTGAAGACTATGCCGCCTATATGATAATAGGAGGGGTAGGGCAGTCTCCCGGTAATAATGGGACAACCAATAATGCGTGTAAGAGAAATTTTATTAGAGTCGAGTTTACTATCCAACAACAAGATACTCCTACTATTTTTGAGACGGTAGCAAAAGAAGTAGACAATGAGATATTTTATGAGATGGTAGAAACATATCCCATTGACCCTAATCATTATCATGGGGATTTAATGGGCAATTTTCAAACCGCTATTAATGGACTTACTATTTCCTTAAATGATTCTACCAATGACAATGGAAATTTTAATTCCTTTTCATTTGGCAATGGATTAGAAAGTTATCGTATTAAAGATGCCTTTAATGAAACCACTATGCAGTATAGTCCTCGTGCATCTACCGTGATTGATGACTATAGGCAAGAGCGAGTAGAAGAGGGTTTGACTTATAGCGGTGTTTTTAGAGAATCATCTGGTATTAATTCCCTTAATGAATTTAATCTATCTACTGCCAATTATAAATATTTAGATATATTTTTTGGGAGCATCCAAAAGCTCCACGCTAGAGATACAGATTTAGTGGTATTTCAAGAACATAAGGTCTCTAAAATTCTTTATGGAAAAAATTTAATTAGTGATGCCGTGGGGGGAGGTAGCATTACGACTAATCCGCAAGTGTTAGGCACACAGATTACCTATGCTGGGGAGTATGGAATTAGTGAAAACCCCGAAAGCTTTGCTTATTGGGGTAACACGATGTTCTTTACTGATGCTAAAAGAGGGGTTACTTTACGCTTGGGGTTAGATGGTATGTTTGAAATATCATCCCAAGGATTGAGAGATTGGTTTAAAGACCTTTTTACCACCGATCAAAAGACTTTAAAGATAGGGTGTATGGATCCGTATCACGAGAGATATGTGTTATCTTCTTCGGATAGAGATGCCAAACCTTGTATTCTAGAAGTGAGCCGAAATTATATTGGCGTAGACAATAATGCCCACCCTAATTTTTTAGCATTTACCATTACATCTAATACTAGTTGGGATTTATATGTCACCGATGATGGATATGGTATAGGGTGGATAAATGGGTATCCTGCATCAGGAAATGATAATCAAGATATTATAATCAATATAGATGCTAACGCAACAGGTTCTGATAGGAGCTTGACATTTGAAATACGAGGATGTGGACAAGGTGATGAAGCCTTGACTCTGATAGTTAATTTATATCAAGCATCAGGAGCAGAATTGACTCGCATAGCTATGGTAGTAAACAATCCCGATGATGCTGGGCTAACAGCTACTCAAGTGTATACGTATACGAGCAATGTTCTTCCTCCGTGGACTCACATCGATACTCCTTTGTTGGCACAAAGTTTAGTTCCCGGTGTACCGCCATCACTCATAACGGGTTTATCTTTATTTGACCCTGTTCAGAATTTCCCTGGGCAATACCCTATTCCTGTCCCAGGAGACACTATTACGATGACAGCCTATACGGATGGTGGAACCAAGAAACCATTTAATCCTAATGCTAATAATAGGTTGAGATATTTAGTTACCAACACCTATTATAGTGCTATAGACACCTTAACGATATTATCGTTATCTACTCCACTAGCAGCCATTTTTACGGCTCCTAATATTTATGATGGCACATTTACTTTTATAAGACCTAATAATGAACAATACTTATATTTAATTTGGGATTATAGAGACCAACTATTATGTGGTGAGGCTGCCTCGTGGGCAGGAGGGGAGGCAACTACCCACCATATGATATTAAATTTTGGAAGTAATATCGGCCCCGTAGGAATAACATTTAATTCTATGACCACTCCTACGAGGTATGTGGTAACGTGGAATAATACCATACAAATAGATACGGGATATATTGGTCTTAATACATTGGCTAACTACAATGCCCTAATAGCCGAGGGTATACCAGCAAGTGAAATAAATTTAGTGGGGCCACCATATGATGGATTAACTGATAATGGCAATGGCACTCGTACCTTTATGAAAACACTTCAAATACCTGAAGAGGCTGAACTTACTATCTATAATCCTTTAGCTAGTAGTGGGTGGACAGTAAGTGCGTTTTGCCCTACTCTAACTCCATTCTGCATTAATACTTATAACGCAAGTATTGTTGAAGTATGCGAATATGCGTGTGATGTTACATATTATCACGATGGGACGGGAGCTACGCCTATTGTAGGAGATAGAGTATATACGGACTCCACAGGTCTTAATCCTTATAATGGGGGCAATGCTTATCATGCCACTACTATTACACCGGGGCCAAATCAAGAATGGATACTAGTAGATATTAATGGGTATGTTATCGCAGTTGGTAATTGTACGTGTAATGAAATTTTACCTCCCGTTATTTCTCAAGGAGACTTAACTATGAGTGTTGGCGATCTTATTAATATAGTAATTGGGGTAGCTACAGGAAACCCTACTTCGTTTACTATTCAAAGCAATTGTAGAATATATGATATACAAGGTAATGCAAGTGGGGGAACCATTGAGGGTGTAGATTGTTTAACACAGACTTATACCACTTATCCCGTAATGGCGAATAGTAGTGAACAGATGTGTTTTGACTCTTCACAACCTTTACTTACTACGGGAAGTGTGTCTTTTGTTGGAGGCTCCATTGTGTGTATGGATGAAGTGTTCCCTCCGGGTATCAGTTTTGATACTGCCACGGGTTTACTCTCTGGAGTACCTAGTCAAGCAGGGTCGTGGACGATTTATTTATATGCCACCAATTGTTTTGGCGATAGCATTGTCCATATGTTTACTATTAATGTAACCCCACCCGCCGTAGTCCAACCCGTTAATATTAATCCCGATGGGGAAGTAGATGCAGGCACCGCTTGTTCTTCACCCGATATCTTTAGTGTTTATTACTTTGTGCATTATGGAGGAACTACTCAACTATATCCTCAACTAAATGATGTGATATATGTGGATCAAGCCTTACAACAAACTTTTAATGGACAAAACTTATGGTATAAGCTAGATAACAATACGGTTATACAAATTGATTTTAATGGTATAGTAGTTAACATTCATAATTGTGCAGATCCTACTACAACTACAACTTCAACTACGACCTCAACAACCACAAGCACATTGCCTGTAGGGTGTTATTGGGAGGCTATTTTATGTAGCACAGGGTTTACGGCTACCTTATTTGATGCCTCGTGTAGTGGAGCCACAAACCCCGGAGATATAGTAAAAACTACTGATGGTAGCTGTTGGTTATTAGTGGGGGTTATACCAGCAGGGATATTCCCTTATTATACTATGATTAATCCTGTAGTTATTTATGCATCGTGTGTTTTATGTACGGGAACTACCACAACAACTACCACAACAACAACAACAACTACTACCCCTCCATTAGATGATATCGACTTATCTAATACAGGATATTCGAACCAATGGGAGGCTTGTGAATATGTAGGAGCTTATACGGGATTTTGGCATAATGGAAATACCGATATACCCGAAGTAGGAGATTTTGTGTATACGGGGCCAACAATCGCCTCTCCAGTCTTTAATGGATTAGGAAAATGGTATGATGTCCAAGGTGAAGACACTTCTATAGAAATTGGAGTTACAGGGCAAGTATTAGGAGTTCATAATTGTAGTAACACCACAACAACGACTACCACAACAACGACTACCACGACTACTACAACTAGTACTAGCACTACCACCACTACGGCTCCTCCCGTTTATACGGCAGTTATTGCAGCCTATGGAGTAATAAATGAAAATGCGTGTGATTCTACATCCTATAATACCTTTTATGAAACGGGCGATTGGGGACTAGCAGGAAATTATTTATATGATAGCATTGTTCCTAGTTTAGTGTTAGCTACTCCGGGCTGGTATAGAAAAGTAGATACGCAACTTGCGTTTGAGTGGGATGGGACTCAATGGACGGGAGATATATATGAATGTCCCGATTTAGATATGACTAAAACAACCCAAGCTGGTCTTACCAAAACAATGGAAGATGGCGTGGATAAAACATTAGAATAAAAATCTTAACTTTGTATTATGACAAAAATTAGCCAATATGCATCAATGACTTTATTGTCTCCCAATGACCTGATGGATGTGTCAGAGTGGAATGGGGTGACATTTGATTCGAGATCACTATCTTATACCAACTTATTAGCGAGTTTAACTGCTGATTTACCTTTAACCGATAATAGCATATACGATATCGATGGAACCTTAACAGGAACACGTATCGTAAATGGTGGAGGGTTTGATATATCCTTTACTAATTTGCCCACCTTTTCTATAGGGAGCAATCTCGTAGTTGATACGGACACCTTATTTGTTGAATCAGGTACAAATAGAGTAGGCATAGGTACTGCTACTCCTACAGAAACCCTTGAGGTAGTAGGAACATTTGGAACAGTATCCACTAGTAGTCCTCCTAATAAGAATCAATTGAAGATTGTTGGGCCTGACACTAACAATACGGCTTTAGTTGCAGCCGATGATAATGCTACGGCTAAAGCTATGAGTATAGGAGTGAGAGGAACTAATGATGCCGTAAATACGGGCTTTGGTAACCCAGGAGATTCCTTTATTTATAGCGACTCCGATGCCAATGCCTTAAATATTATTTCCCAAGCTGGAGGAACCACCGACAATATTAGATTTTATGCTGGTGGTGATGTCAACACATTAGCCAATTCCGATATGCACATTCAAGGGATAGGGGCTACACGGGGTTACGTAGGTATAAATACCGATGCCCCTACGGAACAACTAGAACTGAATGGACAGATAAAAATAACAGGAGGCGTACCGGGAACAGGAAAAGTATTAACGAGTGATGCTGTAGGTGTAGGCAGTTGGGCAACTCCTGCCGTAGGTCCGGGCATCCCTGTAATGGCATATCAAACCGTAGGTGTAAATGCCACAGTCGGTAAGAATAGTTTTAACCTAATCACCGTAAGTGGTCTTAATATATTATTAGTGGCCGCAGACATTACTACCCAAGGGTATAGCATATGGGTAAAGTTAGGTGTGGTTGGTACGGTAACAATAGCCGATGCCGGGGGAAACACTATTGATGGGGCTGCTACGAGAGTTCTGAATACCCAATATGATACCGTACAATTTGTAAGCGATGGAGCAGGATTTTGGTGGGTAGCCTCAACAGGAATCTAGATGCTCTATTTATCTGCTCAACCTGCAAGTGATTATTATGCGTGGCAGGTAGAAGTATATCTAACCAACTTTATTGCTTGTGGTATTAATCCTACACAGATAATGGTAGTATGCAGTATTGAAGATACCATTCCTACTAGGTGGAGAATATTACAAGATACTTATCCAGCAAATTTTTATTTTTATAAAGATGATCGTAATGACAGAAGATATATCCCATCCATCCAAGCCCATATCCTTGCTAAACATTTTTATTCATTTCCCCACCTTTCTAAAGAAAGCATTTTCTATCACGATTGCGATTTTATCTTTACTCGTCCCTTTGATTTTCGTCCTTACCTTAACGATGATGTGTGGTATTTTTCTGATACCATATCTTATATTGGTGCAGAGTATATCAAAACGAAAGGAGAAGAGGTCTTTCTAAAGATGTGTGAGCTTGTCAATATCGACCCCAAGCTCGTTGAAGACAATCAAATGAACTCTGGAGGAGCGCAGAAGTTAATAAAAAATGTAGATGCTCAATATTGGTTAGATGTAGAAAGCGACTCTAATGCCTTATATAATGGATTAGGGAGTTTAAAAAATAACAAAAAAGATGGTGATCCATATGCGATACAGATATGGTGTGCTAGTATGTGGGCAGAGCTATGGAATGCGTGGAAGAGGGGCGAACAAGTTCGAGTACCTAAAGCTTTTGATTTTGCGTGGGCAACCTGTCCTATATCTAAATGGAAGACCGTAAATTTTTATCATAATGCTGGAGTGGTTGGCCCCGGTCATAGGATGTTTTATAAAGGTATTTATATGGATAAGTTGCCTTACGATGATGAGGTGGATATTGATCCGGGGAGATGTTCCATTTATTATTATGATTGGGTAAAAAAGACGGGGAATAAAACTTGTCTAGAAAAATCGTTAACTTTGTGATATGGCACAATATACCCTAACCTATTCTCCGAGAGCCAAAGGATGGACATCATTCTTTTCTTATTACCCCGATTGGATGGTAAGGCTTAATACCTATCTTTTTACTTTTAAAGATGGAGACCTATATAAACACAATGTAAATCCTATACGTAATAACTTCTATGGTGTTCAATATAACTCTACTATTCAGACTATATTTAACGAGAACCCCATTCAAGCCAAGATGTTTAAAACTATTGAGATTGAGGGGAACACTACATGGGAGGCAGATATGCAGACTGATTTAGGCACAGGTTATATTGACCCTAGCTATTACCTCCTTAAAGAGGGAGCGTGGTATTCTTATATTCGGAGGTATGAAAATGAATTTAATGTAGACTTAATGTCGGCACAAGGAATTGGCCCAGCCATTTTAGTAAGTCCTGGACCTCCCTATACTGTAGGGTTTGCCGATCCCATTGATAGTATATTAAGTGATGGAGATATTTTATTTATAGGAAATAGCACTACAGCAGACCCACTTATAGTGGGGATAATAACTTCACACACTACTACAACGGTGACAGTTACTGCGTTAGCACCACCGCCATTAGGTCTCGTAGGAACGGTTCCCGTGCCAGGAGATTTTATGCTTTATATGAAAAATAGTCTTGCTGAATCTTATGGTGTAAGAGGCTATTACCTAGATGTTTTACTTACCAATAAAGAATCCACCCAAGTAGAAATGTTCGCTGTCACTAGCGATGTGTTTAAAAGTTACCCTTAATTTTGTATCTTTGTTTTAATGAATTTTAAGGCACGACTCTTACAAGATGGGGATTACGAGGACATTTTGTGTGGTTGGTGGAAAGATTGGAAATGGGATGCCCCATCAAAAGACTTTCTTCCTGAAAATGGCACAGGGGGAGTACTAGTCTCTAAAGATGAGGTGAATATATGTGCAGGATATATGTATTTCACTAATTCAAATGTAGCGTGGTGCGAGTTCGTTATTTCTAATAAAAAATATAGAGGAAATGATAGAAGAGAGGCGATATACTTTTTATTACATATGATTGCAGAGATTTGTAAAGATAAGGGAGCTAAATATATTTTTACTAGCTTAAACAATAAAGCCCTTATTCAAAAATATGAAGACTGCAAATTTATAGAGACAGATAAAAATTGTACACAAATGGTTAAATTCTTATAATATGGCAGCAGTAACATCAGCCGTAGTGGCAGCAGGAGGCTTGGCATTAAGTGCGGCACAATACGTAAAACAACGAGGTGATCTTAATAAAGCCGAAGAGGCAGGTGCAAAAGCGGCACAGAATTTAGTAAGTATTAAGACCGAAAATAAACTCAAGGGTCTGCAAGTTCCCAAATTAGGAACAGAACTCGCTCAACAATCTAAAGATAGGGGAGTAAAGCAGTCAATGGATGTTTTACAACAACAAGGCCCAGAGGGAGCTTTTCAAGTATCAAATATAGTGGATGCCTCCAATACTCAAGATTTAAAAATAGCTGCTGGTATAGAACAACGAGAGGCAGATTTAGATAAGCTTATTGCTCAACAAGACCAAACAATAGAAACTGATCAAGCCAATATAGAGCGAGAGCTAGAAATGGCGAGACTTACAGGAGCAGGGGAGGCACGAGCGGCTGCCGAGGAGGGAAGTAGAGCGGCTGCCTCTGATATTGCCTCTGGAGTAGGTGGTCTAGGAACTTCGCTTTATGCAGCACGAGGATTATATGATGACACTGGAGCGCAAATAGTTATATAGATGGAATACGCAGGTTTTAAAAAGGCAGAGGGTGGCCCCGTAAGATGGGGAGAGATTGCTACTAAAATCACAGGAGATTTAGCTAAAGTCGATCTTGCCCGTAAGGCCCAAAGGGAAGTCATTCAAAAACAATTCACCGATGCGAGTGATAATTTAGATGATATTCCTCATGGGCAGAACAAAGGTTTTAATCAATTTGTTATTGAGGGAGCTGATGGTCAACGTAATTTTCAGAAGTGGTTAGCCAAGGCAGTCCAAGATGGGGGCTATGATGACCCATCTAACCCAGGGAAACGCATTAAGCTTAATCCTAGCGATGCCACAAAAATGTTACAGAACGCCAAGCAGGATTGGTCTAATTTTGCTAGAGAGGCTAAAAACTATAATGAGAATTTTGCCGAGATGATGAAACGCCAACAAGGGAAAGATGGCAAACCAGCCCCGGCAGGAGCATTCGAACTATTCCTTGGTTCCGATAAAGCTGACTTGAGCGACTTACGAAATAAAAAAATAATTAGCGACCCTACTACGGGAAGAATGTCTTTAGAGACCTACGATACCAATGGGAATGTAATAGACACCAAATCTTTAAATAGTATTAATAACAACCAAAACCAATTAGCCGATAGGGTAGATGTGAGTGGTATGATTAGCAACCAATTTAAGAATGCGGGGGAGTTTCAAATATGGGATGGGGATAAATTGGTAGCCTCCCAACAGGAAAGAGATGACTATGCGGTCTTTAAGACCGATATGAAAAATACCATTCTAGGTAATGCACGTAATAAGTTTAGTGTATTAGCCGATAATGACAATGGGAAATTTACTGCCTATAAAGGGGATAAAACGGGTGATGATTATAAGAAGAAGATGACTTCTCTACGTGATCAGCTTATTGAAGAGTCCAAAACGGCAGGAGGATATACCGATGCCAATGGCACATTTGTTAAAGGTACAATGCCATCCACTGTAGCCGATCAAGTGGCAGAGGGGTATATGGTAGAAACCGAAACTGATGAACTAGGTAATGTCCAACCTAAACTATCTGCCGAGCAAGATAAACGTGCCGATGAATATGTCGACAAGCTCATCGATGCTCAAGCTGGGTATAAAGAAACGGCCCCACAAAAGGATTCGGGTACGGGAACCACGGAGGAGAATCTGGATAAGTTGTCTAATACGATATATCAAGATTCTATTGATGCTGTTAATAACTTTAACTTTAGCCGCTTTAATAAAAACTATGAATATGAGGAGACATCGGATGGAAATATAATAGTATGGGAAAAAGATAAGAAAGGCAACCTAGTAGTACGAGAAGAGATTCAGAATGGAGACCATAAGGCATTATCTCAATATCATAATAATATTAAAAAGATTGATGCTGCAAGATATGATGCCGCACAAGCGGGGTCATCTCATAAACCCCCTACCTATACTCAACCTGCTGCTATTCCCAAAGCACAGACATCCAAAGTAAATTCATTGGTGTCATTAGATTCTGGTGATACGACAGATATAAAAAATATTGTCACCGAAACTCTAAATACGTGGATGCCAGGATTTAAAGAATCTATGTTAGGTTTAGGCACAGCCAAGATTAATGATAAGTACTCCCAATGGGATTTGACGGGTAAAGAAAATATATATGAAATCCCTATTATAATAGATAATACCACGGTAGGAACCATTATTGTAGATTCTCCAAGTGAAACGTATGGAGATGCGGAGGACTGGCAAGACCATAATAATGAGACGATGAAAGCGGCTATGCGACAATATAGAAAGAACGCTCAAAAGACTCAAACCACTACGACTACCGCTGGAGGGACAGGTGGTGGTGGTGCAACAAGTGGTGGTGGTGCAGCAACCCCGCCAAGGCGTTCTGATATTGCCCTTAAAGAAGACATCAATTTAGTAGGGCAATCCCCTAATGGTATTAATATCTATGAGTTTAAATATATTAATAAGGAGGGTAGATACCGAGGGGTAATGGCACAGGAAGTACCGTGGGCATCCATTAAACAAAAGGATGGATACCTAGCAGTAGACTATAGTAAAATAGATGTAGACTTTGAAAAAATATAAGTATGGCAGAGACAGCAACACAACCTTTGTATAGTAAAGAGCTATGGGATTATATGGTAAAGGTTGACCCAACCTACGAGGCTGATTTGCCTTATGAGGATTTTGTATCTACTGTCGATGCTGATCCCGAGTTTATCCCTAATCTATATAATTATATGGTGCAAAAAGACCCCACGTTCAAAGATCATTGGACGATGGAGGAGTTCGGAGCAGAATTAAAAAAAAAAAGAAGACACCGATACGGAATCTCCTGGTCTTACGGAGGACACAGATACTTCGTTGGATACAACAGTTCAAGAGACAGACGCAGCAGCGCAATCGGTATCTTTAGATACAGAGAGTGAGGAGGAGGTAGAGCCTATCGATGCCGAAACAAAAGCTCTCCAAGATAAATACAATAAACACATAGATTGGGTTAAGGGAGAAACAGATCCTTTATTGCTTGACCCCGACAATGAGGCAGCCAATATGTTCACCGGGGAACGAAGATTTCCTGAAGCACAAAAAAGATGGGATGAAGTTCAAGGAGAACTTGCCGAT